ATTCAACCTTAAAGACTCTATACTGCTCATTCTTGTATGTAAGGTCATCAGCATCTTGGTTGATTGGCAACTCTTCTTTTTGTCTTATCTCAGAGTTAGAAAATACACGAAGCATTTTCTTGGTTCTTAATGAGTCTGGTAGGATTAAAGTAATCTCAGATTTAATACGTTCGTTCACTGTTGCTGTAATAACCACATCAGTCTTTGTAGCAGGAACCCACTTCATGTTCACATAAGTTCCAGCGTTAGCAGCCCTGTGTAACGTAACAGTCTTTCCTTGAATTAATTCAAACGGGAGTTGTGAAATTAAATCCATACTGCTCACACTCCGTAGTGTTTGTGTACAAGAAAGAAGATCTTCGTGGATTATCTACATCATCAGAAGAGGCCCCCATATCACTTACAGATATTCCTGCTGCATAAGGTATGAAGTTTGCAGGTATAGTTATTGAAGGATCATTCTGTAATAGCTTTAATGATTCAAGGTACAGCTTTCTATCTTCTGCCCAAACTTCAATATCACCATAAACTTCTTTGGTGGACTTCTGAGCTAGGATGCGAATAACGACACCAGCACAGAATGAAGCAGCTTTTCTTATGTCATTGTTATAAAGTACAAGAGCATCTTCAATTTGTTCGTCTGAAAGCATGGGGTAGAATTTACCACCTTCACTGTCAGCAATTATAAACCTGACCATTTCAACTGGTGTTAGAGCCATTTAATTGTCCTCTGATAGAGGGCAAAGCCCTCAATATTAATGATCACCAAGATTCAAGTAGGTCAGGGTAATTGTGCCGTTCACAGTCAGTGCATCATTACCTGTAGAGCCAGCATCGGGGGTTGCAAAGTTTAAATAAACTTCAGCAGGAGTGGTGGTTCCATCAAGCTTAACTACAGCAGTGGACTGTCCTTCAACAACACCTGCACCAGAGGACAAAGTACCAGCAGTGGAAGGAACGATGTTAGCTTCAGTTGAGGTTAAGGTTGCATCAGCAGTAGATACAGTGACACTACCCAGAGAACTAACTACAGCAGAGGTTGCTGAAAGAGCTGTGCCTACACGAGCAATGGTAAGGTCTGTAACAGCACCAAGAACTACGATATTACCAGCAGGGAATGTAAATACTCTCTGAGCACCATGACTACCAGCAGCACCAGCATCTGTCATAGTAACTGCAAGGGCTGATACAGTGAACGTAGCTGTTTGTGGGGCTGTTACACTCTCAACAACAGACACACCTGTACCACTTACAACACCATCTGCTTGATCAAAAACTTCATTCAATTGCTTTACAGTGTAGAGGTGTCCATTCTTAGAATTAAATTTAGCCATTATTATATGAACCTTTATTTTATGATAATTATTGTAAAACCTTCTGATTAGAAAAGGTTTTAGAATAATAGCGGAGACAAGCCCCGCTACATAAAGCAATTACGCTTTTACAACACGAACAACTACTTCAGGCCATTTCAGGACACCGATGAAGTTGGTTTCTACAGTCATACCAATACGCTTGTCTTCAACAATATCTTCCCAGTAGTACATAGACTGAGCAGTAGTGTTTACAGTAGAGAAGTGATCTTTTGCTGGAGCGAAGTGCACTTCAAACAAATCAGGAATATCTACTGGGAACAAACGACCTTCACCAACAGTCATCTCATGTGAGTCAACACGAATGAAGGTCACACCACCAAACTCAAGAGTCTTGTAGTAACCACTCAAACCCAAACCACCTGTTCCCAAACCTTGATTCAGAATTTCAGTAGATTGCATTTGAGCAAAATACTTGTAGCTGTCTACAGTGTAGGGGTGACGCTCAAGAGCATCGAACAAAGTACGTTCTGCCAAGCAGATGAAACGTGAAGGGATAGTGCCACCACGATATACATCTTTGATATGGTCAATTGCTTCGTAAATTTTGAGCATAGGGTCAATACCCTCATCACTCAAAGTCATAGTAACATCTTTACGGGTGATTGCCATTTCAGTGTAGTAGTTGGTCAAACCACCGAAGGAATCTTTAGCAGCAGTACCATCTACAACCAATTGCAAGAATGCAGCATTCCATGCGTTAGCCATAGCTTGTTTTGCTTGACCCATTTTTTGTTCATACAACTCTTGAACACCTTGGATACGATCAGCAGCAACTACTTGTTCCCAAGAGAACTTACCATCAATATCTTGTGGGAGAATTGCATTCTCTTGTGCATAGTGGGGAATTTGCAAGGTCAAGTAAGACTTAGCATTTACATGGTCATTCTTAGCAGCAGTGCCCCATTGTACTGGAGTCAGTTTGTTATCAGAGTACTCAAGGCGAGTAACGATAAAAGTGTTGGTGTTATGGTACTGAGGCTTAACCAAACCCAAATCAGACATGATACTGTAGCGAGCTGGAATCTTGATAATCGGATTATCAACTACACTGGTAAAATCTGTTAGGCTACCAATCTTAGGAACATTATAAGACATATTATTCTTTCTCTTTATTTAGTATGGTCTAATTAGACGGTTGGGTTAGAAGCTTCTACACGGATACCAGCATTCTTACGAAGCAAGCCTTTCAGGTCACGCCAATCATTTGCACTCAAGGCAGCAATCAAAGGAAGCAAACGAAGTGCATTCTCTTTAACACGAGCATTACGGGTGATAGCAATGCAAGATTTAGCAACGTTTTGAACTAATGCGGCACCAAGGGTTTTAACTTCAAAGTCATCACCAATCAGAATTGCATATTCATTTGCCAACAGGATGTCACCAGTAGCATCTACAACTTTCCAAGTGCCTGAATCATCAAGTGCTTTAGCGCGAGTGATGATGGTGCCAAAGGGATAGGTTGCAGTAGCAGTATCAGTGCTTACACTTACCACATCACGAGAGTAGTAGTTACCAAGAGCAGTGGTTTCTTCAAGAACAACGTCTGTATAACGTGGATCAGAGACAGTTACAAAAGCCATTATTATTTACCTTTATTTATTTTATGTATTAACGAGTGAACGGGGAGGTTGGCTTATCGCCGTATTTTTTAGCAAGGTGTTCTGCCATTGCTGCTTCTTTGGTTTTGGGTGTAAGATTTAACTCTTCACCAGCATCACCTTCTTCTTCTTCAAGTTCTTCAGCAGCAGCTTGTGCTTTACCTGAAACAGCTTCTAAAGTCGTGTTAAAAAGATCATCTGAAAGCTCTGCATATTTAGCAGCAAGCTCTTGACCCTTAACATCACCAAATACTTCTTTCAGTTGTGCAAGACGTGTAGCTTGTTTAGTGGCTTCAGCTTCAGCAGCTTTATCATTCTTTTCTTTTTCAAAAGCTTCCAGACTTGCTTTCAAAGCAGCAACTTCTGCATCTTTCTCAGAAATCTTTGTTTCAAATTCAGCTTTAGCTTGTGTAAGGGATGCTTCGAGTTGAGAAAGCTTTGGTGCATACTCAGCTTCAATTGCTGTACGTACCTCTGCCAACTTTTCCTCAGCAATTGTAATGTCTACTGACATGCTTTGGTTTTCCTTTTTGGGGGTTTTTGTTAATTTACTTAGGAAGGACATTTTATTACCATTACCTTTCTGTTCGAGGGCATCTTCAAAATAGTTTGAGAATTCTTCGCGGGTCATTGTCTTATCAACATAACCAACATCTAATGCTTCATCAGCATCAAACACTTTTGCACCAATCTCTACGAGTTGTTCTTGTGTAATTGGGCGATTAGCTGAAATATGGGAAGTGAATTTATTGTAAGTTTTATCTACACCAGCTTGTATTTCATCTAGGAAGTCTTGGGTGAACTCCCCCTTATCGTTGTAAGGCACTTTCCCTTTGCCAGCAGTAATGAACAACCTCTTAATGCCCAACTCTTCCATGTACTTAGAAGTGTCCAGCAAACTCACTACAACACCGACACTACCAACGTCTGAGTCTGGGTTAGCCACAATTTCATCACTAACAGAAGCAAGAGCAAATGCAGCAGAGGCTGTAATACCATCACTATAAGTAATCATCACAGCTTCTTTTTCATCAAGCTTTTTACGGATCAAGTTGGCTGTTTCAAATACACCATACGCCTGTCCGCCACCTGAATTATTGTATTGGATAATTGTATGAGCACCGGCTTCTAAAAGTGTGTCTACGTTATCAATTAATTCTTCGTAGCTAGTAACACCCTCATCTCCATACCACCACTTCAATTCAGGGTCGTATTTATCTACAAGAAGACCTGTAACATTTAAAACACCGATACCACGTTCAACATCATAATTTAATTCTTCTGCTGATTTGGGTTGGTACTTTCCACCAAAAGCCATTTCATCAACTTCTACATCAGAAGCCAATACTTTATCTACAAAAGCATCAAACTTAACTTGACCATCTTGTGAAAGCATTAATGGTTGGTGTAGAAGGGAGCCTAAGAACTTAGGAATTTGTTTCATTCATCACGCCTTATTGCTATTATTGATTGCACTGTTGTTGCCGTTAGAACTTCCTTCACCAGAAGGCATCCCAGATTTCAAACCACCAGCGGCACCAGTCTCATTATTACCAAGAAGCTTTTCAAGTTCTTCTTGATCCATATCCTCATCAACCATATCAGGAAGATCCAACCACTCAGCCACTCTATTAATATTCTTAGGTGTACGTGCAATCATATTAACTGCACCAAAGCGTTGACCAGCTTTAGATATTTCTTCAAGGGTTGGTTTAGTAACAGCACCAAATTCAAATGTGGGATAAACTTCTGTTTCCCAACCATTCAATTCAAACAAGTAAGGAATAAGTTTATGATTAAGAACATCACGAATTTCTTCAAGCTTACTCTCAACAACTTCATCAGCTAATGCTTTAAGGTTATCTGAAAGAGCAAAGCTTCCGCCACCTCCACTTCCAGCAGAAAGGAATGTTGCATAAAGAGTTGTACGAATTTCATTTTGATAACGAGCAATAATCTTATCAATATCGTAACTCTTGGAGCCTGTGATACTAACTACTTCAAACTCAAACAGAGGCTTGCCATCAATACCAGTATCAGAAGGTATTAATAATCCACTCTCTTTACCGATGTGCATGTTACGGAGAGCTTTCTTGAAGTAGTCATAAACTGCCTTCTGCTCATCTGTAGCATTCTCTGTCATGTATTGAGCAGGAATCTTTAACTTCTTGAAGCCGTGGATGTCCGAACCTACGCCACTTGATTCAGCTTCTTCATAAGCTTGCTTAAACTTAAATGCTCGCCAACAACCAATAAGTGGGGATAACGAAATATTTATACTGAGTCGTTACTTCAATATAGAGTTTTCATTGCTGTGCAACTCATAAACATCTTCACCAAAATAATCTAAAAGGATCTTCTTAATAGCCTTATTAGGCTTTCCTGTCTTAACGAACTTCTCAAAAGAAGTTTTAGGGAAGGAGAAGAAGTTAGATGCCTCTCGTTTAGAAGTGAAATCTAAACCGCAGATTGATATTGGTTCACAATTTGATAATGGAGCTTTTACAAAGTGTATATCTAAATACTCTTTACTAAATACATTAATCAATTTGTTATATGTTAATACTGTTGCTTTACCTTTTAATATATTATCTAACGCAGTTTTCTTGATGCCCAAGAAATTACAAGCATCTGTTTTGGAATAGAAGCACACACCAAGGACTTCTACTCTTTTTAATATTGGATTATTCTTAACCCTTAACTCAGAGTTCTTAAGACCAGTAATTTGATCTACTTCTTGCAACCATTTTGACAACTTCTTACCTTGTCGCTGGTAGCCAGTTAAACCATCCTCGCCAACTAAGTTGTTTGTGGATATGGTCTTTTCTTGTATGATCTGAGCCAGCGTTTTACCACAAGGTTGTTGTGATAACATCCACTCTCTTCTGTACTTAGATGAAGATTCTCTTCTGGTTAGCCCAGACGCATCTTTTTCATCCCAAGTCTGCTTTGCTTTTTGTGCCCACACTTGGCTGATCTTTAGACCAGAATCAAGAACAGTGTTTGCTATCTTTTTGAAGGCATCAACTCTTCTCTTGATCTTTTCTTTATCCGAGGTCACAGAAGTACAAGCATACGCCATGTTAAAGTACTTCATGTCATAGACACAGTTTAAATTGTACTGAGTTCTCTTCTCTGTATCTATTAGGTACTGATGGGTACATTCATCAAACCAAAAGAGTATTTCAAAATCCAAATCTTCTTTTTTGGCTGATTTCATTATTGGGTGAGTGCTGCTACCGTAATAAGTACCATCACCCATCCAGTTATACTTACTACCAACGTAGTAATATGGTGGTGTGTTGTTTTTAAATCTTTCTTTATGCGTTATCAAATATACTATATGCAATGGACACTCTCTTATACTTTTATATAAGTCTAGACTATATCTTGTAATTAAATTACCCGCCCGTTTCGAGTTCACTTGAACCCTACTCTACTTGCTTCCATCAACCTTAAGTTGACGTGCTTTCGATAGTCGTTGAACGTTCCGCTATTCGCGGCTTCGCTGCTGATTGCCCAATCCACCATATTTTCAAGCATTCACGCTTGCCTATATTTCATGGCTACGTTGTAGCTATGGTGGCTCTAAGGGGTTTCCAGCAATTAAAGCGGTTTATACTCGGCTCATCTTTCCAGTCAACCGAGTGGATTACCTTTCTGAGGATTGTTCTTAAAGTGCAAACACTTGTATAAACTAATCTCTTTCTCAGACTTCATATTGTCTGTGGTGGTAGATTCAGGAAGCATTGGCATAGTGCCATATGTTGATCTATTGGAAGGCTTATTAACCTTCTGTACGATAGATTTTAAATCTCTACCTTTGTCCTTCCAATTCCAACCAATGATTGTGTCTTGAGAACGTAAAGCTAATTTCTTAATTCCGATGAAACCATCATTAAATCGACTGCCACGAATCTTTAAACGTTTACGTGGAACGATCTCATGGATACAGAATCCAAGATGAACAAAGGAACTGGCTTCTTTAATGAAAGACAGCCATGAATGATCCATGTCACGCATAACTGTCTGTAAGAACAATACTTCATTCTCAAGTTCTGCTTCATAACCTTTAGGAGCTTTTACACTCCAAGGCACTTTACCAATCTTTGTTTGTACATAATCTATCGAAGGAGCAATTGTCCCATCTTTAGCCATATCTTTAAATGTTTTAACACACCAAGGCCATTGAAGTTCATAATTACATTCTTCTAAAACACGACCATTGATTACACTTAAACCATTGTATCCAACTTCTGTGAATGTGAGATTTGGTAGTGAAGGCTCCGTCAAGGAGATCTCTTCTTCGACTGCCATGTATATCTCCTTGTTGAGTTATTTATATTTAAGGGAGCAATTAACGTATGTTTAAGAGCGCACTCTTATTTGATGTGTCGAAAGATTTCATGCCGGACAAGAAACCAACTGGTAACCTATTAGTAGAAGCAAGGTACATGTAAGCATCACTAGCAACGTCACAAATATCATCGTGGTTTAATTCTCCACGTTTACGTTCACCTGTGAAGGCTTCTAATTCTTTGTACCAGAAGTTATTATCATTACGAACTTTGTTCCAAAGATCATTACCACAACCTTTTACAACATAAACATAACCGTTTTGAGACGCTGCTGAGAATGGCCTAAACCTCTCCAACTTCTTCTGATTAGTTTGTTTAAATGTTGCATGGAATCCCATAGCTGTGAGAGGCTTTAAGAGCTGCTGTTGAGCACCAAGTTTTGCTTGAACCCCCGGATCTTGAGGAATAATAATGTCAACATTTCTTCCATCAGCTTCAGCAATCTCTACAATATGACTTAACCAATCGCCTGCACGTACTCTGTTGCGAGTCACATCAAGTATTTCTAAATCACCGTTTCTTTTTATTCCCATCTTCATGGAGACTGTATAGTCTGGTGATGGGTTTGTTGAACTTGGCATCTTATCTGCAAAGTCCCAAACACGACACACCTTAGCAAACTCCACAAATGGGGAAGGTTCGTTTATCTCAGTTATCCATTCTCTCTTCCAGAAATTAGAAGAAGACTCTCTAATGTTCCAGTTACCCCATAAATCTCTTTCCTTTTGTACGTCTTTCAAACTCATTAAGTTTGCAAGGTACATAGGGTTTAATTTAATGAGTGGCGGGTTATCAAAAATAGTTGCTGGATAAAAACAAAAGGAAATTGGTTTTACTTGTTCGTCATGATCGTCGGGAAGGTCTGGATTACCATACCTATCAATAAGCTCTTGCTTAGAATCACCCCAACACATCTCATTATTTATTCTTACGAAATATCTAATGACCCCATCTTTTTCTGGATCAGCTCTGCCTGCATTCTCCATGCCTTCTGGAATGAGATACCAGTCAATCCACTTTCTTAAGTAGGAGTCTGGTGATGGGTTTGCAGTGAGCACCATCTGAGGAGGAATACCTGCCTTAGAACGGATACGAGAGAATACACGAAGTACGTGGTCTTCTTTTAATTCTGTTGCTTCGTCGATAAGTGCGTGAGAGAATTGACCCCCACGGAATGATTCAGCATCTTCATCTGTTGCAAGATGTGTAAACACAATCTCTGCTTTAGAGGGGAAGACAAACTTCTGGGCTTTATACTTTATTTGTACGTTTGGCTCAAAGGAGCCATATAAACCTTTTGCTTCATCGAATAAGAATCCTGACTTCATTATCGTAGAAGAACTCTTACGAACAACCAGTCCACGGTAGTGGGGGTTATCTACCCACTTGAGTTGTTTGAGGAGACCATTATAAGTCTTACCTCCACCCATTGCCTTTCTGTTATAGGGTTCGTTACACCCTCTGTAATTTCTTACAGTGTCGGACTATATCTTATATCAGCCAACCATTTAGGAAGACCCTTCGTATTAACTGATACCCCTCTGTTTCGATTCCACTTGGAACCTACTCTACTCCATTCACCTGCACACTGGCTAGGCTGTTTCGATAGTCTCTACGGACTGCACAGTAAAGTGCTTGCCACGGTATTGCCTTCAACTTAATGGTCAGGTTTCACCGTTTAAGAAGGTGTTGAATGGAGGCGCTAGTTCACCACCATACACAATTATCTGGGCTTCGCAATTATTTAGAAAAGCCCATTGTTTTTTACTGGCTGGTTTAAAAGAATAGGCATCACTCATAGTTTACCCTGTGTTCAACTAAACCTCTTTTTAAAGCCCAGTTATGTACTGTACTAAAATTCTTTCCCACTATCTCACCAATTCTTGTTAGGGTGTAGCCCTGTTCTCTTAGCCACATGGCTTTTGAGACAAGTGCTTTGTCGGACTTTCGTGGATCTCCATATTTACCCTTTACAATACGAGAAGCAGTGGTTTCACTGATATTAAACAACTTACCTAACTTCTTTATCGAGAGTGAATTTTCAGAGAAATACTTTTTAACACCCTCTTTAAAATCCTCATCGTAAAGAGTGTTGCCACGAACCGTCATTAAATTATTCTTGAATGCATGAACTGTTTGTTCTTGGTGTGTTGACCATTCTAAATTATCAACTGTGTTATTTGACTTATCACCATCTTTGTGATTAACAGTTGGTTTATTATCAAGGTTGGGGATAAAGGCTTCAGCTACAAGCCTGTGTACTGGAGGCCAGCTTTCTTTCTCTTCACACTTCCAACGAAGATGTACACACTGGTATCCACCATCATTTATCTTTTGTTTTAAGGTCACACCTTTTCTGGTACGAAGTCCCCATCTAGTATTTGAAAGTCTGTCTAAACTTTTAACAGTACCTTTATCGCTAACCTGATAAACACCTTCGTAACCAACAACATCTTTAAACACTTCAATCATGTCTTTACTCCAACTAGTTAAATTAAGTGAGACTAGCTTACTGAGTTGGCAGTAAGCAGGGCTTGCAATCCCGTTCGTCTCGTTTATAAATTATTCGTCCTCATCTTCTTCCCAACTTTCTGGTATATCTAATTTCCTAATATGGGAACCTGTGGCAGCAAGAGCTTTAGCAGTTTCTTGCGGATCTTCCCTCGGAATTATGTTAGCGTCTTTAGCCTTCTCAAGATCAACCTTATATTTAAGAATGTCAGCCTCTTCTTGAAGTTGAGCTTTAGTAAGGGTAACTGCATGGTTAGCTACATATTTAGCCACATCTACTTTCTGCTTATCAACTTCCTTACCGTCAATAACATCTTCAATAATGTTCAATGCTTTAGGAAGCATTGCTGCCATTCTGTCGGATAAGGTCTTTAATGATCTATTCTTACGTGGGCGAATTGTGTTAGCAGACGTCTTAGCTTCACCAGTCTTGCCCTTCTCATGAAATTCTTTAAGCTTAGCTTTCTGATCAGCTTTCTGTTGTTCTGTCAATACACCTTGTGGCATATTATTTACCTTATGAAATAGAAAAGCCCAACATGACATTTCAGCTCTGTAAGCTTGGTGTGATTGGTTGGGCTAAAGGGATTATGCTCTACACTACACGGAATTTTTAGTGAAGCCCCGTAACTTCTGTGAGATGATTCCGAGCAAGAACCAACCATTGAGCCAGTAGTGTGATATTAAGTTTATATTTATTAGAATTTGTATACTTTGGTTATACAAATAAAAGAAAAGCTAAACCAACTAAGGAATAGCTTTGTGGCGGCAAAGGCGTTTATAGCCGACGATGGTTTGGGAGCCGTTCCAACTTCCATCCGAATAAATAAACCTCTTGGTGTGCAACAGGGAAGCCTTTCGGGATCAATCTGTAGAGGCGTAGAGGTTATGATTAACTAGATTGTCTTGTACTTCCCACAATAGCAGTGCTTGATAAACTCTAGAATCCACACGGTTTTTATAATCAACTGCAACACTTTTTACGTAGGTTTCTTTAACCTCTTTATATGCAGCAAAAGCATCTTCTGCGGTAGAATAATATCCAATGTGCCTCTTTTTACCCGCCACACTAACAGTAGCTTCGTAAGCACACCTTTTGCTATGAAAGTATACGCCTATTGGGTATTTACCTCTAGTTGAATTATTATCAAAGAGGAGGCAGTTCAGTTGTTGAGGGACAAATACGCAGTTATCCTCACTGTACAGGTGATTATGACGAACAAGTATGTCTTTGTCTAAGTGCCAACCATCTTCAGAGAAGCCGACCTGATTATTACACCACTCAGCAAAATACTGAAAGTTCAGAAAATTGTTGGATACTATACACTTTCTATATGTTGGGTTTCTCTCATTATACTTTATTGAGTAGCAACGCTCTAACATGTTCATCCATTTAGTATATTCTCTAGTCCTTTTCCCCATAACCTTACTACAGTATTTACCTTTCTCATAAAAACCCATGCCATATGCTAACTTTTCTTTCACTACTTACCACCCTAAATTAATTAAAGGATGGTACCATGCCCTCACAGCCACATTAAATGCAACCTACAAGAGGGACTTACAGTTTACCATAATTCTCAGTATCTTTCCTTGCTGCTCTCAAGGAGGTGTTCTATTTGCTCTTATTGCTAGCCGAACAGGCGCTCCGCAGACCAATTACATGTTTTACGTCAGGATGGCTTTTAACCGGACATACGACCATAGGCTACTTTACATGTGCAACCACACTACCTACACGAAGATTCCCACACGATACTAGATGTGGTTGTTTGGTCTCTCTTTCGAGTCTCACCCTTTGGTGTGTATGTAACCGCTTTCGCCATTACACGCCCTATACTAAGAAAGAACTTAATCTTGTTAGCTAAGGGATGGTAATCTGCTTTCCACTAACGTAGGAAACACTAACCAGACGAATTCATTCAAGAATTATTGTGTACCCGAAAGTACGTCCCTATTGGGAATAAAATAAACCTGATGTATCCCCTAGTCGCGCCTTCAACTAGCCATTATTCTAGTAGAGTTACAGGTTCGTTAACTTGGTAACATCCTACGGAGACAAAGTTCAACATCAGGTTTAAAATTCTTTAGCCTGTCTACGACACACCAGTAGGCAATTCTGGAGAGGAGAGGTATTATGAGAACCTTGTGTCTATCCGCTTGTGCGGGAACTTTATTTGGAGGAAGGTCAAGGAATTGAACCCTTACCGTTTCCGATAGCGACAGTTTTCAAGACTGTTTGTACACCATGTACGCAACCTTCCAAATTGGCAGAAAGCGGCTTAATCGAAAAGCATCCCGTTAAAGAGACGATCTACTTAGCAGGTAGTCCTAGAAACCTTCCTAGTTCACTTTCTATAATAAATAATTTAGCTTGTATATAAGTTTAGCAGATTCTGATAGCTTTGTCAAGCTTTATTTTCATATTTCGTAAAATAATTTCAATAATCACAGGTTAATACGCCTGTAACCCCTTCTCTGAGGTTTTCAAACATATATTCATGTGACCAGTCATCATCTTCTTGGTCTGTGTAGAAAACATGCTTACGGCATTCTCCACACATATCTTCAGGACTACCGTCTTCCTGAACTAACTTCATTTCGCTTATAGTAAGCTGGTTATCACAACATACGCATCTAAGCATATTGTCCTTCTTATTGTTTATTGTCATTTGAAATAGTGGTCTAAGTAACTGTGACACTTCCTGAACTCTGGATAACCACAATCTACCACTCTTGTATAGTCTATGAGAAAGATTGCTCCACCAAGAACTACGCACATGATTAATGTCTTTAGCTTCTCTTTCATAATTTCCTCTTTAATTTCTAAGCTACCCATATAGAATACCATGTAAAAATGCAATATGTCAAGAGGCAGCTATATGATATTTTGTTATATACATTATAACTAAAAGTTATCAGACTTCTTAGGTTGTTCAAAGTACCTAGCCCTACAGTGGAAGTAGTAAATAGACTCCAACTCATAAAACCACTTACCATTAGCCCAAGTTCGGATAACGTAGTAATGATTATCAACCAAAGCCCTAACATGAATTCTGCAATTATTGCTGTTCCCATAATTAACCAAGTAAGACATTCCCACTTCTGGGGTGAAGTCAGAGACAAACTCTTCCATATTAACTCCTCTTCTTTGATTATGACCACTTTAGCATTTACCTATACCAAAGTGCCAGTTTGTTGTTAAAAGCTCCTATACGTCAATTTAGGATGGTTCCTGAGTGCCTGTATTCTCGCTCCTTCAAGTACATCTTGTAATGTACATCTAATTGACACAAGGCTTCTTTATAATCAATAAGAGATACAAGGTAATCGTCGTCAATATCTTTTAAAGGAATCCAAGTTAATGGCTGATCGCCATTCTTTCCTCTTGATCCACGACAGAGGTGTTTACGAATAAGCTCGAAGTCACTATCTTCATCGAGATTCATTGATAAGTATTTATCCCTGTCAACTACACAAGACCTAATATAGTCAGTACCACCATCTCGGCTAACATTTCCGCAAGTACATGTGACGTAATCATGCCTGTGGTGAGACTGAATCTCATCTCCACATTCTAGGCACTTAGCTCTATTCACTACTAATCTTGGTTCATTCATCTTTAAACTCCTCTTGTATTCTAATTAAGTCATCCCAAGAATCAGATATATCATCTCTAGTATCAATAACTACCTTTAACGTGCCAGTAAACCTAGCCATCAGTTTTTCCAAGGCGTTGTGATCCTCCCACCATTCTGCTATTTTATGATCATAACGTCTAAGTGCTTCTTCTTTTCTTTCTCGCAGGTTCACTTCATTCTCTCCATCAACATATACACAGCAATGAACGGGGAAGCTATAAATCCAGCCACAAGGAACAAACCCACTACTTGGGTATCCGATGCACTCTTAAATGTCTCTGCGAACGTCTTATCCATCTTCCTGAACGTCTGTACAACGAACTCCAGATTACCAAACCTCTCTTTGAGCATGTATGCTGTAGTGAATGTCAGGAATAGGCTGATTATGAGATATGTCTGTAAGTAGATCATTCCCAAAACCTCACACTACCTCTTGATATTTCCTCTCCATTAAGGGTGAGAGTGACAATCACATCTCTGTAATCTGCCTCATTATTACCATCAACATAAATACTAAGGTTCTCTTTCAACCACTCAATCTGTTCTTCTGTCATAATATTTCTCCTGTATAAGTTGTTTAATTCTAAATTCTCCATATACAATCTCAGCTAATCCAGAACGTAGTAGGTTAATCTTAGCCTGCTCTACAGCTTTAAGTGGATTATCTTGGTTTAGTTTCTTTAGGTTGTCAAGAAGTAATTGGAGATTATTATTCAAATCTTCCCATTGTTGGTTGTTCATAACACGTCCTCATTAACTTCTTCTGTAGATACATAATAATTATCTCCATACTCACCAGTGTAAGGGTTAGCCTCAATCAGCAGTTCACATTCGTATTCTGCCTTATCTTTATTCAAGTATCTACCCTCAGTCCACTGCCAGTTATTACAACCATCAAAGTAATGACCAACTATCTCATAAATTATCATAATCTCTCCTAACTGTTATTTACTCTACCAAACAATGGTACACCATAGAATCTGCTTGTTCAAGACATTCTATAGCAGAAATAATGAATCCATAATTCTCTGGATCAGTTTGTAGTCTTGCTTCCAGTTGTTTGATTATCTTGTTTATGTCTTCCATAATTGGCACTAGCTCTTGTCTACTCATAACTTCTCCTGATTGTATTCTTTAGTTATAAATATCTAATTAAGTATTACTAGATAATATATTAATTGAAATGAGTTCAGAAAAAGGTAAAAAGACCCCTAAGCTTCCCATACACTTCTTGTAACCCTGCGGCTACTGTGCTTAGAGAAGACTTAGAGTCGATTACCTTAATCACTACCGTTATCAATTGAAATTGAGACGAGAATGAAGGTCTATACTACTTATTGATAGTTGAGTATAGTTGGTGGCATTTTTAGGCTATCAACCTTGTTACTAAGTCCCCACTCTTTAGACCGGACTTTTGTGCTGTAATAACTCCGTGGTACACTTTAAGGATTGGACGCCCGTTGCATTACTGACCCCAACCAATCCTGAGAATGTTTGACATATACATTCAAATGCTTCACAATGCCCTTTGTTATCAGGTTAGAGGGAAGATTTATTTCACTAGGTATATAGATTACAGGAAGAATTTCAATTTGTCAAGTCTGAAGTGTAAAGATTTGTAAAGATAGCCTTAAAACACAATAAATTTACACCTACGCTTGACAAAATGGCTTTTAATAGTTTAAGATTGATGGGTAAGTTAATTTAATAGGAGGAATTATGGCAACTAAAGATATTACAGATACGCAAGTCTGTGAAGCATATGTAGCCTTCAGGAGTTACTCAGCAGCAGGGTTATATGACTGGTGGCCTTATTTGATCCTGATGGATAGGACTGGACAGCCAGAGAAAGTGTGTTACCGTGCTTGTGAAAGGGCACAGAATAGAGGTTACGTTGAATGTGGAGTAAGCTTGAGGTCAGGTTGGCTTACAGATAAAGGTTTAGAACTAATAGGAGGAAGTGATGGAAGAAGGTTTTGATAATGTTGTTCGATACTATGCTGTGGATAATTGTCAGTACGGCTATGTAGAAGAGTGTGAGTTGGGTGATTTAGTCATGTATGAGAACTATGAAAAACTGCTTAACGCCTACAAAGAACTTAAACACAGAATGGAGGGATTGGAGAAGTGACACCAGAGGAGCAAGGGTTAGCTTTAGCTCAACAAGTATTTTCTGAAAGACTTGCAGAATTAGAAAAGTTAGCTCAGTATATGAAAGACAGTGGAAAACTTCCCCATGAGTACATCGTCTGTGACAATTGGGAGGCTGTTCTAGCTGGACTAGACAAAGGCGAAGTGGTAGGTTACGAGTGCTGGTGTCTGCCCAAATTATCAGCAAATACATTTATTTAACAAAGGAGAATAAAACATGGCACGAACGAAAAAAGTAAAAGAAGAATCTCAGCTTGAGCCTACTCCAGAACAGGCTGTAGAAGAACTTTCTAAGCTTACTCAAGAGATGTTTCCAGAGGGTGATCCACACAACCCTCTAATCAAGTCTACGGAGGTCGTAGAGGAAGAATCTACAGAAACTGAGGCCGATGTACCTGAAACAGACGACATCGCTGTAATCGAAGCACAGGACGTTGTACAGGGTACAACAGAAGGCACGCAAGATGTATCAGAAGCCACAGGGGGTTACGATTCTATAAGTTCAGACGACATACCAGACATCCCCACATCAGAGGAATTTGCTGAAAGCTTTAAACGTTCTGAAACAGAAGAGGGGGACAGTGCTGGCGACTTTGATCCAGAAGATCCTCCAGAAGGTTTTGTAGAATCTGACGAAGATGGAGATGGTATTCCAGAGCATTATGTGTTTGACTGGGCTAACCAACCTGTAGCAGCTACTCTTGTTCCCATTCGTGAGACTAAGATTAACTCTTTAGTAGAAAAGATTCTATTCGCATCTTATTTAGGTGGAGAACTCTACAAGAATGGTGTGCAACTTAATCGTGTACCTTATCGTGCAAATGTTCTTATTCCTACGTGTAAGGTAGAGCAGTTCTTGTCTGGAGAAGGTAAGCTGGAGTATGAAGAAGGATTCAATTATGTAGACGTAAGCGTTAAAGGAATTAATCCTGTATTATTCCTCAAGCGCATAATGATGGTAGGCAAAAAGGGTGCAGTAATTTCCCCTAAGAAAAAAGCTACAAACAACGCAGGTTACATTGTTCCTCTCAAATGTAGAGAACCTTTAATGAGCAGCCCATCGTTCCAAGTAGGAGGTAATAAACCAAGGTACAGTCTTGAAGAATTGAAGTCTTTCGGTGCGGAATCTCTGAGAATTGTTTGTTCTTGGTACTCTCTAGCATATAAAGGTAAAGTCCAAGCAAGAATTGATATTTGTAACTATTATAACAAAAACCCAGTTCAGTAGGCGAGCTAAAATGATAGACATAACAGGTAATGTATATGGTGACCTGACTGCAATAAGGAGAACTGACAGAAAAACTAAGAAGGGAGATTTTATCTGGCTTTTTGCTTGTTCTTGTGGTGAACCCGTTGAGCGTGATACCTATGCCCTTAGACGGAAAGGTTGGGGTTACTGCGATGCTTGTGCTAGAAAGAAAATGTCAAAAACTGGCACAAAACATGGTGGTACTTCTGGTAAGAAAAGTAGACTCTATGTCATTTGGGTAGGTATGAAGCGAAGATGTTTTGACGTAAAAGACAAAGCTTATCCTGCCTACGGTGGATCTGGAATAACCATGTTTGATGGTTGGAAGAATGATTTTGCAGCGTTTCGGGAGCATGTTGGTGACCATCCAAAAGACGGTAAGAGGTATACAATTGATAGGATTGATAATGAAGTTGGATATTTTCCCAACAACCTACGGTGGGCTACCAATCATGAGCAAGCAAGAAATAAAGGTTTACGTAAGGATAACAAGTCAGGGGTGACGGGCGTTAATTATGTGACTGCTGTAGCTAGTAGTGGTCTTTATAAAACATTTATTGCCCACTGGAAGGTCAATGGTGACAAGAAGACTAAAAGTTTCTCTTCCTTAAAGTACGGCGAGGAACTAGCCTTCTTTATGGCTTGTGAATACAGAGAGCAAATGATAAATTTACTTAACCTGCAAGGTGCAGGATATAGTGAGAATCACGGTAAACCTAAAGTTAGACAAGAGTAAATAACCGCAGGGCTTGTCCCTGCTCCTTTAAGCAGTACGGGAGTAAGATGATATGAAAGGTGCAAACAACACACCAAGAACACGTAGAGTAAAAGCAGAAGCTGGTGCAGATAAGCATATTAAAGATAAGTTTGTAGAACAACGTGAAGAAAAAGTGAATGCCAAACCAATTAAACCTTGGAATGGTAAACAAAAATACTATATAGATCTGATTAATGACTCAGATGTACCTACTATCCTTTGTACAGGCTACGCTGGGACATCTAAAACATTTTTACCAACAGCACTAGCAGCCGATGCTTTACGTCTGGGAAAGATTAAGAAGATAGTTTTCTCACGCCCAAACATTTCAAACAGCAAATCTCTGGGTTATTTCGGTGGCTCACTGATCGAGAAAGCGTCAAATTGGTTACTTCCTGTACTTGATATATTAAATGAACGTCTTGGTAGAAACTTAGTTGAGTTGTATATCAAGACTGGGGAGATTACTTTCGTTCCACTGGAAGTGATTAAAGGGTATTCTGCAAACGATTGTGTTTTCATCGTAGATGAGGCGGAAGACTTAACAAAAGATGAAGCTAAAAAGGTCATAACAAGACAAGGTTCTAATTGCAAAATGATCTTGTGTGGAGATATTAGCCAGTCAGAACTTAAAGAGGGTAGTGGTCTGAAATATCTAACAGACATGTCAAAGAAATATGACAATCTAACTCTTGGGCTTGTGGATTTCAATGAGATTGGTGATATTGTTAGGTCTGACGCAGTTAAGCAGTGGATCATAGCGTTCAATAAAGAGGAGAACAAATAATATGAAAGAAGTATTAGACATCTTAGGAAACAAGAAAACAATAACCCGTCAACGTCTCCTACAAGAACACACCTGTTACCTTACAGGAATTATTGAGGACACTGAAGACTACTTAGATCTATTTGAAACCCTTAAAACTGCTAATACAGGAGACATGGTTAAGATAGTAATAGACTGCTATGGTGGAAGTGTATCTGTAGGCTACACGATCATACAGCACATCGTAGAGGCTATGGAAAATGGTGTGGATGTGGTTGCCTCTGTAGGTAAGAATTGTGCAAGTATGGCTACGGTTATTTGTATGTACTGTACTGATCTTGAATTATTCCCTTGGAGTAATATGCTCATTCATTCAGGTACGGAAGGGCATTACGGGGCGATGAACGAGAATAAGAAGACTGTAGAGTTCTCATTCAAAGAAGGGGACAAGGATTTACGCCGAGATTACGAATTCTTCTTAACAGAAGAAGAGATAAATGCTCTGGTCAGTAATGCAGAACCTCTTCTGTTGGATTCAGATCAAATTCGTGAACGTTGGATTCGTAAGATAGAGATGTCTTCTGGAGAAGGTGGTGAACCTCAATTACAGTTGGAGGATTTGATTAGTGAGATTGTGGATAAGAAATTGGCTGAACAGAAACCTGTAAAAGCCTCTACAAAGAAACCTACACCTAAATCGAAATAATTAGTTGACAAGAATAAGGGAGAAGTTTAATATCTCCCTTACATTAAATGAAGGGAGGAAGTATGACTTGTATTATTGCCATGACTTATAAAGGTAAAGTTCACATGATTGGGGATTGTGAAGGGTCTGATGGGTTTATTAAAGCTCAGTACAAGAAAAACCCAAAATGCTTTAAAAACGGAGATTTTCTGGTAGGACATACTACAACATTCAGATTAGGACAGATCCTACAGTACGAATGGAATGTCCCAGAAAAGTTACAATCTCAGTCGGAAAATGATTATCTCTACAAGACTGTTATTAAATCTCTAAAATCAACGTTTGATAATAACTTCTTTGGTCATAAAGATGGGGTTGATTTTGAAGGGGGTACATTTATTCTTGGATACAAAGGTCGAATCTGTGTTGTAGAGAGTAACTTACAATTGCTTGAATATGAAGACTATGCCAGTTGTGGATGTGGAGCATACCATGCTAATGCGGCTATGGAGGCATTTAAATTAACTGGTTGGGAAAAGACAAGGCCGGAATTTATGATGTTAGATGCCGGTAAAATTGCACAAAAGATGGTTACTGGTGTAAACTTCGATCATTACACTTACATTAGCGAATAAGGGGAAATTTAGATGTCAGAGTGGAACTACGTAAATATTGAATACATAATTGAAAATGATTATTACGGTATGCGTGATGAAGAAGGTGAGCAGGAGATGGTAGACAATCTAATCCAACAAAACTATACGGAGTAAGTTTATGTCTAAAGAGGTGAAAGTTGTAGTAGTTCCATTTAGTGAAACACAAGAAATGGATTTCAAACACCCTCACAAGTGGTATTTTAGATGTGCCACAGGAGACTATGTTTATATTGCAGTAAGAGATAGAGCTACAGCTATTGCATACGTTAAAGAAGAATGGGGTGGTAAATACCCCGTACGTTGTGCAACAGAAGACAAAGGTAATGGGAATGAGAGTGCTGTAGGAAGAATAAATAGTAAATCGAGGGCAGGATCACGTCCTGTAAGCAATTAAGATGAATAAATGGGTGCAACATTTCAAAGAAACAGCTTATCACAAGGCTACAATGAGTAAAGACACAAATACTTGTGTTGGTGCTGTGATTTTTGATGAAGATAATGGTGTAGAGGTTAGTAGCGGCTGGAATTGCCTACCTCGTGGTGTGAAGCACACTGTGGAACGTAACTCAGCCCCATTGAAATATCAATTAACATCACATGCAGAAATCAGTGCGATCACAAACGCTGCAAGAATGGGGAGGTCTACTTTAGGTAAGAGTATTGTAGTTACGATGTTCCCTTGCTCCCTGTGTGCTGCTGCACTAATTAATGCGGGGATAGAGGTTGTATATAGCCCAAAGCCAGACTTCAACCATATCAAATATGGCGAAGGTATGAAATTAAGTGTTGAGATGTTCAAAGAATCTGGCATTGAAATTAGAAGTATTTAAACTTATTTTAGAGGAGAAGAAATTATGCGTAAATTAGTTACGGTTAGAAAGATTTCAGCTATTGAGTCTATTGACGGGGCAGATAAAATCGAGAAAGTGGTTGTCGATGGCTGGAATGTGGTTGCCCAGAAAGGAGTCCACGAAGTTGGTAAGAATATCCTCTTCTTTGAGATTGATAGCTTCCTACCGGAATCAGACCCACGATTTGAATCATTCATGAAGTTCGGTACACGTACATTTGATGGCGTGAAAGGTCACAAGGTAAAAACTGTTCGCCTTAAAGGTGTTTACTCCCAAGGTATTATTATGCCTTTGTCAGAGTTTCCTGAGATCACAGATCCACAAGAAGATGTTGACTATGCAGAAGTGGTTGGTGTTGTGAAGTGGGAGAAGCTTGAAGTAGTTGGTTACAATGGTGATGCTAAAGGCACATTCCCTTGGTTCCTTCGTAAGAGTGATCAAGAACGTATCCAGAATCTATATGGCAAACTCTCACAAACTAATTACAACACTAAGTTTGTTGGTACACTGAAGATGGATGGTAGCAGCCTAACTGCATTTTACGTTGAAGGAGAAAAATATCAAGATGAAGGTTTTGGTTACTGCTCTCGCAATCAGCAACTTAAATTACCAGAAGAAGCTAACCTAATTGGGCACTTAACTAAAGAGTTACCTCTTGATATTTCCACATCAGGTAAATTCTTTCAGGGAGCTTACAACTCTGATCTTTTCAGAAAGTGCTTACAACTCCACCATAAGTTTGGTAGCTACTATGCAATCCAAGGTGAGCTAGTAGGTGCAGGTATTCAAGGTAACTTTGAGAAGTTTGATACTTACCAAGTGTTTGCTTACAACATCTTTGATATTGAAAAGCAAGAGTATGTTGATTACAACACATTTACACAAATGGCTGAAGCTGTTGACTTACAAATATGCCCTGTTGTTTATGAAGAACAATGTATTCTCCAAGAGTCATTAGAAGATATTCTTGCTTTGGCTAATGGTACAGGGTTGAAGGCTGCTTATCGTGAAGGGATTGTCTGGAAACAGATTGATGGTAGACTTCAGTTTAAATCTATTTCTAACAAATATTTAGAGAAGCAGGAGTAACTTATGTCATTATTTAAAGATTTAGATCTGTTGCACGTAGTTCTTCTGCTTTGTGTTGTTTTATTAGCCTCAATTGTCTTCACAGCATCCTCAACTAGTAAGGTTACTGAAGAAGGAATCAACCAAGGTCGTATCGAAATCTTCACAGGGCAAGTAATATGCAGACAAGCTCCTTTACAAGGGACGCAGATTCAATTAGAATGTAAAACTCGTAAAGAGATTGAAGACTTGCTACGTTTTATACAACCTAAGAGTGACATTAAATAGGAGGACTTATGAAGTGGTTGAAGAAGTTTATGTCGAATTTGAATACAAATGAAAGTGTGGTGGTAGTTGATAAGGATGAAGTTACCTACGATAAGTGGGAAGTTGCGTATCTTTGCAAATTTTGTGGAATAGAGTTGACTTATGACCAAATTTACCACAGAGACTGCACCTGTGAAAACTGCGGCCATGTAAGTAGTTATCTAATGGATCATTATAAAACCAGTAATAGGTCTGTGTATGTTGGTGGTAAATTTTCCCATAAGGAATGGTCTGGTAAGCACTCAGGAGATATTGGGGAAGGATCTCCAACCATAATCCCAACAAATCTTATGGCTGGGATGGGGAGAGTGCCTTCACTCAACACTACACCTACAATAGTTGCGGCTGGTGTTGCATCAGGATTATTTTGATGACAGGGGAAATAATTGAAGCTACACAAGAGGAAGTACGTGAGGTAGAAGGTGTGTACGTTCCAGATGGAAGTCAACGAGAACGTATGTTCTACCCAGCAGAAGATGTATCTGCCTACTCAAAGATGTTGGAGTTTATTAACTGGGTAAAACCGGAGAGCTTTAATGTTGTCTGTGGAAAGGATCAGGAAGGAAATATTGTGGCTGTTAAACTTACTTACATTAGGGGGAAATGATGGAGTTTCGTGAATACTTTGCACTGGTTGCAAAGAAGGCTATGGAAGTTGGGTACAATCTTAGGCAAGTGAATATCTTCAAGTTTAATATACAAGAATGTTACGAGCAAGGTAAAACTATAGACCAATGTTTTGATATTGTATTTTAGGAAATGAAAATACCAACTTATGGAGCCTCGCAATGGCTCCAGACACTAAAGACACATTGGGATATATCTAAGACAGATATGAGGGAAGGAGAGGAAGCAATTATTGTGATGTGCTTCTCCACTAACTCTCAATTCATTGCAGCCTATTACCAGAAAGATACTAAACAAGGGTGGATAGTAGAACGTAGGAGTAAGATACGATGAGGCTTGACTTCAGTTTAAACTGGATGGGAGTAGTTTCAACAGGGTGGTATGACCGGAACAGTATTCCTTTCACTACGATTACGAAGTTTAACAGCATCTTAAATAGAGAAGTTGAGCTTAAATACTATGACAAATATTACTGTTGTGGTCGTATAGATGTTTATGGGCATCCTGAACATCCCTTTAACTTTGAGTATTTTGTTGATGTAATGGAAGGTGAGAGTTGGAACTTTCTTGGTCAGTGGTTAGACGGTCTGACTTTAAACTACCTGCCAGATACTGTTGAGGAACTATACAATATGTTTGAGATCGAAACTGGACATAAAATATTATGGTGGAAAGATGATCAGTAGATATGCAGCACCAATGTTTCTCGCTGATGAGCTTCAATACATACTAGACACACAAGAGCCAACCTTACGTGAACGAATGGCTTTGGAAGATGTAAAGTCTGATTTAGAAAATATGCAAGAAATGGTCAGAGTTATTGACAATTGGCAGAGAGGTAGGTATTCTAGTCAAACACTGATAGCAGGTTACAATTCGTACTGCTCAAACAGAGGTAAGCTTAGGTTACAAGATTAGTTAACACAGGAGAAAAATATGAAATATGGTATGGAACAAAAGAAACTGATAGCACTTCTGGACTCAGAGGTGTGGGAGCTATTTTCAGAGTATGGGGCTGTTATTGCTGGTGGTGCTATTACCTCCATATTCACTAACAAAGATGTGAATGATATTGATGTGTACTTTCCATCTGAAGAAGCTCTATTTCGTGTAGTCGCAGGATTCTATGCACAATCAGACTATACAAAGGAAGAATATCTGTCTACCTTTCAGGTATTGGTGAGTGGACAATCCCAACGTACAATTATGTGTAGCAACCACGGACAAGAAATTCAATTAATGACTTTTAAGTACTTCCCTGAGATACAGGACATATTTACTACATTTGATTTCACTGCTTGTATGGGTGCTTATGATTGTAAGAGTAAAGATTTTGTCTTACATGAGGATTTCCTACAACACAATGCCCAACGTTACCTGAAGTTCAATACAGGTACAGACTATCCTATCATGTCCCTCATGCGTGTGGATAAGTATCGTGAACGTGGTTACACGATTAGTAAATCAGAGATGTTACGTGTCCTGTTTTCTTGTATGAGCCTTAAACTTAACTCTTGGGATGATGTTAAAGAACATGTTGGTGGGATGTACGGTTATGATATGTCTAAAGCTTTTGATGAAGAACAAATCTTTACATTTGATGAGCTGTCTGAGCAACTAAGTACAATTCATGAACGTAATGCTATTCTTTATGTTAAGAATCACGAAGGTGTTGACTTTGAATCTCTGTGTGAGAAGGTATTCTTCCATCCAGACGAAGAATTTGAAGTAGAAGATCCCAAGTTTGATGATAGTAAGTATTTGTACAAGTGTGTTAATGAAGAATGGAAGTCGCCTATTTATTCTGGTAGCCAAGCTATCAAGTATGTGCAAGGTGATATTATTGATGTACCATATCATGGACTATTCTTCCATATAAGTAGCAGTAAACCTTACCATAAGTCAAATTACTGGGTAGAGTGTGAGCTTGTAGAAGGTAGTCTTGCACAAATGTCAAACTATTCAACTGAGAAGAAGGTTGTGCAAGGCGGTAAGGTTAAAGTAGTACGTACATTTGAATACAAAATTCCTTCAAGACAAGTACATATGGATTGGATTGAGAAAAAGTATGCAATTGACCACGATCAAATTAAAGATGACCTTAAAGGTATTCCATTTTAATAGGAGAAACAAATATGAGTAAAACTAATATTACTATTGTAATTCTACACTTCTTACTGAGATTCGTAACTCCACTGATCGTTCTGATTGGAGTGCTCTTTGCTAAGAAGGCTACACGTAAGACAACACACTATGGACAAGATCCAGATGTACAACGATATATGCTTCCTGACTGGCTATCTTGGTTTAATACGCCAGATGAAGATGGTTGGCCTATGTACGAAGAAACAGTGGCTAATCTTTATAAGAAGTTTGGTTGGAGATTCACACTGTGGTATAACCTTGGTACACGTAATCAGGCACAAGGGTTATTATGGACAAGAGGTAAAGAAGTTACTAAAGGTGACTACCTATTCAATAAGACCTTGAACGAGAAGGGGCTTAACTCTATGGCATCTACTGAGATTAACCTTGGACTATTTAAGATTGTATTTGAATTCGAGATTGCAAGAGACCATTATTTGGACTACACTAAGACAGGCTATTTCGCCATTCCTAATCTAACATTTAAGAAGGGTTAAAGATGCCTAGTTATTTTGGTAATATCCAAACACCTGTATCAGACTTCTATGACCTTCTGTTGGCTAGGTATTATGGAAGACACTTTGAGTCTAGCTATGAAGGCATAACACTCAGGATGTATAACTGGAATGGTGAATATTATGTGGAGGAGGTATATGATATGACTAGAGAAGAAGCAAAGAACAACCTAGAGCAAGGCAAAACTATAATTGTCGCTGGTGCTTGGTATAATACCAAGCACAGTATGGATTGTTATGAAGGTTGCTGTAATGAGTCTTTCAGTAACATAGAAGAGTGTCTGGATTATCTAGAAGGTGACTTAGACGAAGCAGTGGTGATGTAGGACAAAAACAGGAGAGTATTTATGACAACAAGTATTACAGTGGCAGATGGTAAGTACACAGTCACTCATGACAATGGAGCTAACCTTAAATCTTTACGTTATGGGGAAGAGTGGAGAGACTTGGTGGGAGATGGGTTAGTGTTGGCTCTTGTACAAGAAATTGAAAGATTACAAGAGAAGATTGAGGATATTGAGTATAGAGCTTGGGAACTCAGTTTAGGGGATGATCTATGACTTTAAATAGAAAACCAAAACTTCGATTAGAGAATGGTAAGTGGAAGTGTGGTAGGATGTATCTTGTAGATGGCACTTACTTCGGAGTACGATCTACTACTGGTGTAGGGGATACTCCAGAAGAGGCTTATATGGATTGGTTGAGGAGGAACCTAAGTTATGAAGAAGAAAGACCTAGTAGAGCTATTAAGTAAGTATCCAGATGATATCGAAATAGTGGTGGCACAATATAGCGATTTCGTTAAATTAGATGAATCTAGTGTTTATGAGGTGGATGCAGTAGACAAAGGGTGCTGGGTAATGGGGGCACATAATTCTATGAGTGAAGAGAATAAGCAACAACAGAAGAGTTTCTTATTGGTTGGTGGGTATTGATATGACAATGATTCCATATCTTGCTTGAGGAGGTGATGCCTTTTGACAAACAACAATGCCTACTGTTTGCCAATGTGTGAGGGGAGCAATTAGCTCCCCATTAACTGACGCTCTTTGAAGTATTCATCAATAATCCAAGCTATTGTTTGAAACTCCTTCTTGGTTAGTTGTTCATTATCTATGTGATACTTAAAAGCATCAATGTATTCTTTAACGATGTTATCGTCTTCTAATGTGTACACTGGTTCAATCATTTTTAGCTTTACCTAAGAATTTAAAACATTTATGCATTATTGCTAAGTCAGAAGACCCATACTGTTCCTTGTCACCCTGCTGTAATACCAAAGTCCAATCAGAGAATTTTGTATCTTCTGAGGGTAAGACTCTGTTGTGTAATTTCCCAAACTCCACAAAAGAAAAGATAAACTCCTCCTCTTGTAGCAGAGCTTCATCCTCTGTTAGATTATCCTCAGTACGAAACACAGAAAAGGACTTTCCAGAGAACCAATCTCTGTTCAACTCTCTGCACGAAGAGATTCCGCTGATTGTATGCTTCCACCTATCGCCAGTACCCTTACCTATGTAAGCCATTTCACCATCAACCAGACAGAAGTAAACATAGTATCGAAGATTAGCTGCTACTTCTTCCTGCCTAATTGTTCTTGCCAATTCAGCTTGTTTACTTTTAAGCTTGCCTTCAAGAGATTCAACTTCTCGTTTTAATGTATCAATCTTACTTACCATTTACCCAACTCTCTAATAAATTTCGCATACGTTCACTGATAATAAGAACTTTCATTGGCTTCCCTTGTCGAATACAACCCCTCCACAAGAACTGCACCATCATACTTGTAGCATAATGATCCTGATCGAATGTGACACCCTTGGATTCTAGGTAGCTTGTCTCTGTTGGTGTCTTGAAGACGTTAACTGCATACATACAAGCTTTGTAGTCTCTGTAGTCATTTGTAGCTTTTGTATTCCAAGCCAAGAAAGGGGACAACCCATCTTTAGGCACTCTAGTGTAACCAATACCTTCCAACTTACTTTTCCTATTCAAGAAGGTAGTCCAAAAGACATCACCCGCTCTAAGTTTATGAGTATTCAAGAAAGCCTCCATGACACGTTTAATACCCTGATACTGTTCTTTTGTAGCTTTCTTCTCAAACCAGTTGACACCAAGGGAGCTTCCTGATAACTTCATATCCTTGAGCATCTTAGATGTTACAATAGTCAGGTTCTCCCTAATCATATCCATAACTATCTGGTTATCCATCAAACCGAAAGCAACAGGGTCAATGTACTCGTAAGGGAGGTTGTTAATCTTCAACCAGCCTGACATAATACTACCTTCAAACATGTAGGTCACTATCAGTACATCAGACAGCATCTCTAAAAGCTTTGGTGGGTACTCCCAAACCAACACCTCATCATTGTGCCAGTAAAGACTACCAAGAGCACATAACTCCTTGACTTCTAAAAACTTACCATCATAATCCTCAGTAGTGAACTGATCACCATTCCAGACAATCCTGCCACCCTCCTCCTTGACAATCACACCAGTATTAAGCATAATGTCAATATCACTCTTCTTGACTTCCTTGTAAGTTGTTATTGCATCGACAGCCTCATCAATAATCAAATGATAGTTATTATCAACAAGTAGCTGAACAACCTCTAAGTCAAACATACCAAACAGGGAATGTGTAGAAGAGATATTACAACCAAGCTTAATCAGACGCTTCAACCCTTCCAGCTTACCCTCGCCAGTATTCTTTGGCATTCTAAATTTCATTTCAGGTAGTTCTTTTTGAATCCTACCTTCTATCCCAGAGTTACCATCCCCAACCTCCTGTAGAAACAATCCTACGTACAGGAACTTCTTATCAGGGTGTTCTTTAGAAATATCCCTCATCATATTAAAAACACCTGTTGTCTTTCCTGTACCCATAACACTATCTAACACCTTAATCATGCTCTTACTCTTCACTTTTCTGTAGTTAATAAAATATCTTCTAATACAATTATACCATCATTATCCTAAAAAGTCAAGTGTTATTTTAGGATATTTTATATCAATCCTAAATATACTTCGGATTGCTCTATGTAAGTGATTGATTTAACTGAATATAAAACGTCTTCCTGTAAAGAGAATTCCCCCTACTATAAGGGGAGAGTAATAGGTATAGGGTAATAGATATTGCCAATTGCCATAATTCCCTCCTCACAATTTTACCATTTCCCCTGTAAATCCACTCTTAAAATATGCCTATCCAAAATATCTATTTTATAGAAATATCTTATTAGACAAATACTTACACTTCTGAAATTACCATATCTACAGTCGAGGTGCTTAACACCATACCCTATCTAAATTCATAAGTCAAGCATTATTCTCCATTATCTTAGATTATTTCCTTATAGTTAGTATAATTAATCAATATATGTAATAT